GTTGTTCAGCCCAATAATGTCCACAGTTTACACCGCCTTTAAATCGGAACAAATCGTACTTTTTACCTTTATGACCAAAACTCTCATTTACACCTTTATCAGAAGCTGCATCTATATCCTCAATCCTATAAACCATATTACGAGCCATAAGTGCTTTACAAAAAGTTCTTGTATTAGTGCTACTGTATTTTTCCGCATATCTATAGCGTACTTTATAGAAGCTTTTATCTAATACTGAAAAATCGCCCTTACCTTTTTTAAGGTTTGGTATGCTTTCTGCAAATTTCTGTAACAAACTTTTCTTTGGCTCTATTAATTCATTTGCCCAAGTTTCTATATCTGTATTGTCTTCTGAATATTCTCTTTCATCTACTAACTCCCATTCTTCGTCTACTTCTTCGCCTTGTAAATTTTCTAAAATATAATCAGCTTCATTATCTGCTAACTCTTGACTTAATTTTACACCTGTTTCTTCTTCTCGTGTTTCTTCGTCCACTACGTTTTCTAAGTCTGTAAACTCTAATGGTTGTAACGTCTTAAAGTATAGTTTTAAGCTAATATTATTATAAGCTAATATACTATCAAAGGCATCTATTAAAAGTGTCTGAAATGGTCTAATAACGGTGTTATCCATTAGTATACTTGCGGTCTTTAGTTCGTCTGCATTATTACCTAGCCCACTACTGTCTTTAATACCTAAAAGCATAGGACTTACAACCCTATGCGCTACCATAATTTTTTTACCACTTTCATCACTTAAAAATTGGTATTGGTTATGTGCATCACTTAGTTGTATAGGTTCAATAGTTGCTGCGCTTTCAGGGTTATCATTAAAGGCTAAAATAAATTTACCTGCATTACTACTACCTGAAAATTTTTGATATATTCTATTTTCTAGCATTTGACGTTCTTCAGCGTTTGGCGTACCATTGTTGAAGTTAATAAGCATACTAGGTGCTAGTCCGTTAAGTATGTTGTTTAAGTGATAGTTTGATATTTCTTCTTCTAGTTCTGCATATTGTAACCCACCTTGATAATCAGGGCTTGAATAGTATTTGTACCCTGCTCTGTAAGGCTTTACATACATAATCTCAATAGCTTCATTAGAATATCCAAAAGCAGGTATTCTAGTACAGTCTTTTACGTTCTTTACTTTACTCCAATCATCAGAGTAGTAATACGCTTCTATTTCGCCTTTATCGTTGCACTTTTCGGCTCTTAAGTTTTCCACTGGTATATGCTCAACTCTTGCAACAGTCTTTCTGTCCTTTGAGTATATAACTTGCATTGAACATTGTCCCATAAGTTTAAGGTCATAACACAATTTACGCACACAATCCTTATGAAATAGCGTCATCATTTTAGCGTACTGTTCAGGCTTTTTGCTGCTGTTTAAAGCATCTAAACCTTTTCCGTATATCATCTCGCTAACACCGTTTATAATAGCGTTGTTTGTTGGGCTACCATTGTAACGGTCTATTAGATAACTAAAATAATTGTTATCAGTACCATACGCCACCCATTCCTTATTGCTTTTTTCTACAATCTCTGGGCTTGTATAGGTGCTTAAATTAACTACTCTTAAATCGTTCATAATATAATATAATCGTTATCAAAACTATCTTCTTGTACATACTCATTATTATTTATAGAGTAGTAATCATTGTTAGTTTGGTTTATTGTTTGGTCGGTGCAAAATACTTTGTCTTTGTATATTACACTAGTTCCGTTTTTAACTTCTAATATGTAAAAATCGCCCTCTGTTAATGTACCAAAAACCGCATCAAAACTCATATAGTTTTTATCAGTAGATGCTGTTGGTGTTACACTTACATTTGCGCCTGTGCTTTCACTTGTTAAATTTACAGTAATAGCACCCTCAATAAATTGTCTTGGTATTATTTTAAAGGTCTTATTACCGCTTGTAGTTATTAGCTTCATATTAATATATAAACAAAACTAATTTATTTTGTATTGTATAGGTATAAAAAAAGGGCTACCTAAAAAGATAACCCTTAAATTTAAAACCCTAAATTATTATGCAGTTGGGTCAATCTGTGAAGCAGAAGCATCAGTAGTAATTACTGACCCTGTTACAAAATAAGGCGGTGCAGTTTCTTGCGCTACCGCCGTAATTGTATACCCTGTCAAATCTCCCATAGCTGCACCTGTAACGATAGTTCCACCGTTTACATCAGCACCGTGTTCTAAGCCCATAAGAAAATAGTTTCCGTTATAGTCCTCGATAGCAATGTGTGGTCTTGCGTGTGCAATTAGTTTTAGTTCTTCTTGAGTTGCTTTGTCTTGAAAAGTCAAAGTTAAGTTTAGTGTACTTTCATAAAAAGTAGTACCGTTCTCTCTACTCGAATTTATACTAGTTTCTAGTGATGAATTACCTTTTACATCAAACTGAAACCAATCAGGCGTTCCTGCTAGTGCAGTAATTTCTCCTGCAGAGATAGTTGCTTCGCCTAAAGTACCAAAATCAGCAAAGTAAATAGTTTTAATACCACCTACTGCACTTTTGCAAGGTACTTTTCTTCCTGTTGTTAATGAACAAGCCATATTTTTAAAGTGTTTTTAAATAAAAAAGGGTAGGGCAAATTTCCCCACCCCTTTCTACGTTGATTAATTAATTATTATACAGTTCTGTAAACAATGTCAGATACTTGGGCGTATTGTACACCTGCTGTAAATCGCATTACTACACGAACATTTTGGCTTCCATCAGTTTCAGCCATATCAATAACTCTTACTTCGTTAAGGTCATTCAAAATACCTGTACCAAAAAATAAGTTAGATTTTTCAGCTGCAATAATCATATCGTCAGCAGCACCACGAGCAGGAACAACAGGAATACCATCAAAGAAAAGGTTTCCTAATGATTGGTTGTTTCCTTTGTTTTCATAACCTGCAGCACCTTGTCCACCTGACTGAAAACCGCCTAATGCACGAGTATAAGCACGAATTACGTTAGAAGCAGCGTAAATTACTAAGTCCTCACTTCCGTAAACAGCAGTAGGAATAGCGTCTACAACGTCGCCTAATTCATCAACTACGTTTGCAGCTGTTACAGCAGTACCTACAATGTCTTGTCCAGCAGGTAAATCAGTATCAGCAGCTAACAATGTAGAAAATCCGTCAAATTGTCCAGATGTAGCAGTAGACCCACTCCAAATGTTTTTCTCTGTACGGTCAGCTACTTTTGCAGCAACGTGAGCCAATACAAAATCAGAAAAGTTTGTAGGTAGGTTGTCAAATGCAGAATATCCCATTTGAGCAGCTTCCCAATCAGAATGCAAATCTTTCTTACAAATGTCAAGATTTACTTGAAATTCCTCTGGTTGTAGGATTTTTTCAGTTAGTGTTAAAGTTCCTTGTCCTGTTTGAAAATCACAAGTTGCATCTTTAACTATATCGTCAGTAGATGCCTTTTTGATAACAGACTTAAATTTAACGTTAGGCATAATTGTGATAAGCCCTTTGTCTAATGTGTCAGCAGACAACAAAGCAGCAGCGATATACTTGCCACTAAATTCCCCTGCATAAGTTGATGTAATTGATACACTCATTTTATTTAGTTTTTAGTTGTTTATTAATTATTAAATTTTGCCATTACTCTATCTAAAGTACTCATTTTTCTATTTTGCGAGATATTGAATTTAGATAGGTTTTGTTTTGTTTCTGGGTTTGCCTTAATTGGCTCAGCAGCAGGTGCGTTTAGTTCTTCTTGTACTTCTTCTGGCACTTCGCTTAGTTCCACTTTTTCGTGTTTGCAAAGTTCCTCTGTTACAAGGTTTCCTAATTCATCTGCGCTTAAGTCCTCTTTTGGCTCTAACATTGCTTTAATTTCTTCAATCATTGATTTAACCTCTGCAAGTTCTTCTTTAGTAGCATAACCCATTTCTTCTTTTTCTTCTTCTTTAGCTTCCACTTCTTCAACCTCTTCGGTTGTTTCTTCTTCCGCTTCTTCGGTTTTAATCTCTGCAATCAAACCCTCTTCGGCTACTACTAAAATACGTCCGTCCTCAAGTTGGTATTCTCCAACAGGTACGGCTACTTTTTCATCTTCAGTAACAATAAAAATTTCGTTACCTGCTTCAAACGCTTCTGCTTCTAAAACAGTCCCGTTTTCTAACGCTTGTTGCTCTAACTTAACTTCTTCAGATAAGTTTAGAACGTCTTTGATTTTACTAATCATATCGTTTGTGTTCATATTAATATATAATGGTTAAAAATTAATTTTGTATTTTGTTATGCTTTTTTCTGAATTATAAACCACTCGCTTCCACTACTCCAAATCTTTATACCCTCATAGGTTTTGTTAATCTCATAGTAATTTGTTGAGCCATCTAAAGTATCGCCACCGATTGGTGTTAGATAAACTCTTGTGTTAGTTACAAACCCACCATTTGAAATAAACCTTATTGCTCTATTTGTGTTATCCGATGCACTAGGTAAGTTTAAAGTCATATTACCACTCGCACCACTCCACGATAATTTAATTAACATAGCTTGTTCAAATATTGAAGAACTTAAGTTTACTGTTTGCCCTGCTTCAACAGTTAAATTATAAGGCACTAAAGTATTTTTTATTTTGTTTACTGTTGTTTGTTTTGTTTCTCCATTTTGTACAGCTACTAAAATTTCAGTACCCACTAAAGCAGTCGCACTATTTAATTGAGTTATTTTTTTATCTGACATTATAATATTATTTTACTGTTATTTTCTTGAAGTATATAGTCGGTGTTTTCCTGTAATAAATAATCAAATTGCTTTGTTGTCGTACCTATGCCTTGCGCCCTTAAACTACCATCACAACATTTAATAGAGTAGGTATTATCTTCACATAAACACGCTCTGCGCCCACCCTTTGGACTTGTTCTACTTGGTGTAAAGAATTTTTTAAATCTTCTCATTTGCCCTGTCCTCTATTTAGTTTCTTATAGTTCTTACTTGACTTTAATTGGCTTGTTTTGCTTTTAGCGTGTATGCCTTTACGTCTTACTTTTTTGCGTTCTATTTTAACCGCTACTTTACGCATCTAATTCTTTTAATTTACTATTAGCCCATCTTAACCCTGCTTTACCACCCCATAATAAATAAGAGATAGTACCACAAGCCTTAGTATCACTTTCATCGTAATACTCTTCTGCTCTAGACAAATATGAATACATACGTTTAATAGTTTCTAAGCTAATAGGTTTACCTTGTGCTAATTGTTGTGCTCTTACTTTACCAACTTGTGTAGCACATTTGTTGTTTACTTTCTCGTTAAGTTCTAAACCTCTCTTTGCGTTGTTCTTAACCCCTCTTGGATAATCTGAATAGCTTTCTAGTATCATTTTCTTACCACCCTTTACACGCTTATCGTTTTTTATAATGGCTCGTATCTCGCTTAATAAATACTCTGCTTCTTCTTCTTCAATCTGTGCTAATTCGTCTTTTATTGCTTTGTCTTTTGGGCGTTCCATTTTATCAGCAAAATAACCCTCTATACTGAAACCTTTTACTTTACCTGTCTTTACAAACTCATTCCATATTTGGTCATTATTAACTTTTACGCTGCCAACCCAAGTGCCTAAAGGCAAATCCATTCCGTACTTTACGCTTTTATCGTGTACCTTATCTTCTACTATCCAACTTTCAACTAAACTAAGTCCGTTTATTTCGTATTGGTGTTCTAAGGTTGAATTGTTTTGTTTGCCTTGCATAAGGTACATCTGCGAAGCTTTCAATACAGTATCTTTTGAAAAATATATATAATACTCATCTTCTCCGTTTCGTCTGTATATGGGCTTATTAGGTATTAATAACGCACCCATTAAAATACGCTTTTCTTTGTCTACTTCGGCAAGTTTAAATTCTTGACTTTTTAAAGCAATAAAATCTTCTTCTATTGCAGGGTTTTCCACTACGCTAATAGCTTCAATACCTATTTCTTGTTCTTCGTCTAAAATTAGTTCTACTATTCGCATATTATTATATAATGTTTTTTAATTATTTTTGTATTTATAATGTCGCACCCTCAACAATATTGTTTTCTAAACTCTGTGCAGTTGTAACGTCATTTGCTACGACATATGCTTGAACTGGTTCTTGTGTTTGTCCAGCTACAGCATCAGCTAATTGACTTGTTTCAGTTGCGCCAACAATATTAAATTGAGGTGGAGCAGGTGCAGACCCACCGCCACCGCCACCGCCAAATGTACTCGCCACACTTTTTGCCGAACTTGTTGCAGATTTTATAGCAGATATTATCCCTGCTGCCTGTGCAGCATATCCAATCAACATTGGTATATTTTGAGGGAAGCCGATTTTAGCAGTTTGTGCTGTACCCTCTGCGGTTGCAACTGTACTTTTAGCAACAGCAAGTTTACTAAAGGTTAAGGTCTTTTTAGCTTCCATTATCATCTCTTTTAACGCCAAACCTT